ACCCGGTTGAGGGGTGTGCCCAACCGGGTCCATGGGAGACTTGCCCCGTAGTCTGTTAGGGTGGTCACTATGGTCTTTGTTGGGGTCGCCGCTGTCATCGGCGTTGTAGTCCTATTCGTCTTGATGCTGCTACAGATTCGTGATCTTCAGTCCCGAGTTGATGCACTTTGGCTACGGGTCGTTGAGCAAGTAGCCATTTCATCGGACCGGGAACGTTCAGCGATACAGGCAGCTAACTCGCTGGCGCAGGAGATGGCTCAATCCGTCACGGCAGGCATCAAACAGCAGGCAGAGATGATGCAACAGTCCATCAAAGTGGCGTGGAACCCGCAACCGGCAGAAACCACGCCCACAGTCGGCAACCCTGCCGTAGACAAGATCATGGCCAAGTATGGATTCGCAGGTGGGAGCCAAGGCTTCAATCTGCCCGTCCCAGAGGGCGTACAAGAGCACGACTTCGGCAAGGACCCCACCGATGACTTCCTCATGGAAACAGACGGGGCCGCACACATGGGTGCAGCCATGCTCCCCGGTGGTGACCTGGACCTAGCCGCCAACCCGACCGGCATACCCGGCTTCCAAGCAGGATGGTGACCATGAACATACATAGGGTCTACTACGGGGCGATAGGCAGCCTCGCCGTGACGAGAGACGGCAGGATACTCCGGGCCGACCACACGAATGACGGGGAGAACATCAGGTGGCGCACCTATGTACTGCTCAAAGATGGAACATGGCAGGAATACAATGGCTACAACACCCCTGCTGGCGACAGGGTGCTGGCACCGATCGAGGAAGAGTAACAATGGGACTCGCACCACGCAACGCTCCCGCCGACAGAGGGGGCAACAGGTCATCCGTCAAAGGGGCAGCAGGCCAGGCAGCCCGCCGAGCACGCAGCGGGACGAACCTCGGATCGTCAGGAACAGCGAAACCACTCGCCAAGTACCCGTCGCTCGACTGGACCGAAGTCGAAGATGAAGTGGAACACGTCGTTGACCTTGCCATGAAGATAACGCAGGCACAACTGGGGGCCAACGGGTACTTCCTGCTGTCATGCGCCCTCCCTGCCGCCTACGCACATGCAGGGATCGACGCACACCTGGCATCGAACGACGGGATGCTCTACGTCCGCATGTACAAGGTCAGCATCGAACGCTTCATGCGGGCACTGGCCGAACAAGAGGAAGAGGCAGCAGATGGCGACTCCGACACGCAATGACAGTCTCGCCACCATGGCGAAAGAACTGGTTTCCCAAGACCCTGCCATGCAGAGGGCGCTCAAGGGACTGGTCGAGGAGTCGATCAAAGTGGCGCTATACACCATGAAGCATGGCAGTATGCCCGAGAAGATGGCCCTGATGAAGAACCTGACGCCCCACATGCTTGAGGCGTTGAGGACGACGCAGAAGAGTGAAGCGGACCAGGCGCAGAAAGACGCATACGAGCAGATCAGGAAGATGTGCAGGGGTGATGAATGACCAACGCCACCTACGACGCCAACGATCCCCTCTTCGCCGGTCTTGAGGACCACCCAGGGCTAGCACTTGTACGCAGTCACAACATCCAGCTAAAGCCACTTGTCTACCAACTGAAGATTCAGACGAAAGATCGCCGGATCGCACGCATTGGCGATGTCATCAACTGGGCACAAGAGGACCTGCTGAACGAGATTGAGACGCAGATCAACGAGAACAACGGGTCGATCCGTGTCATCATCCTCAAGGCTCGACAGATGGGCCTATCCACGATCGTTGAAGCAGTCATCTTCGTCCTGTCGGTGCTCTACGATAACTTCCAGTCCATGATTATCTCCCATGAGTCCGACTCTGCCGAGCACATCCTCAACATGACGAAGCGGTACTGGGATACCTACCTGTTCAAGGACATGCATGATGAGAAGTACAGTGCCAGGAAGCAACTGTCATGGTCCGATCTGGAGTCGAACATCGCAGTGGCCACGGCGAAGAACACCAACGCTGGCCGCAGCAAGACCCTCCACGCACTCCACGCATCAGAGGTCGCATTCTGGGACAACCCGAAGGCTTTGGTGAGTGGACTCAGGCAGTCGTTCCCCTCATTCGGCATCACCATGATCGCATTGGAGTCCACGGCGAACGGTATCGGCAACTACTACCATGAGCAATGGGTGGAAGCTGAGGCGGGACGTTCCGAGTACAAGGCCAAGTTCTACCCGTGGCATCTCCACCCGGAGTACACCCTGTCCTATGTGCCTGCCTCAGAGCAGCGCAAGTACAAGGCTGTATCCAACCCTGACGAGGACGAACTGACGTTGCGCTCGATGGGTGTGAACGATGCCCGCCTGTTATGGCGCAGATATGCCATTGCCAACCTATGTGGTGGGTCGGTGGACACGTTCAAGCAGGAATATCCGGCAACTCCGCATGAGGCATTCTTGCAGACGGGCCGCAACGTGTTCCGCTTGCAGGACATCATGAAGCATTACAAGCCGATGCCAGGCGTTCGTGGCAAGCTGATCGACAAGCCCGACAACACTGTCGAGTTCATCCGTGATGCGAAGGGGCCACTCAAGATATTCCGTATGCCGGCAAAGGATATCAACTGGGGTGTGTACCAGATCGGTGCCGACCCGACGCATACCACTGTCGGAGACTATGCGTGCGGTCAGGTGATTAGCCGTCGTACTTTGGAGCAGGTTGCGGTGTTCCGACGGCCGATGGACCCCACGAAGTTCGGCGAGGAGATGGCACGGTTGGGCCGGTTCTACAACTGGGCGCAGATCGCACCGGAGAAAGAGGGGCCGGGGTATGCAACGGTCGGTTATCTGGTTGGCAGCGGCTACCCGAACATCTACGAGTCTCAGAAGGTGGACAAGACGCCTGGCAAGGTGAACCATGATGTGTTTGGGTGGGGCACGAACAACTCCACGAAGCATCTGGCTATCTCGACGGTTGTTGCCTTCCTGTCTGAGGAGGTTCAGTCGTTCGGTGGCAGCGAGTTCGGTGTCGTTCTGCATGACGAGGACACGTTTGAGGAGTTGAAGAGTTATGTGATTGATGACAAGGGTAACTTTGCGAATGGGAGCGGGGCAAAGTTCGATGATACGGTGATGGCCTTTGCCATTGCTTTGACGACGCATAAGTTTGAGCCTGCGTTGGTGCCGTATTCGCCGGATTCGGCCCCTGGTGAGTTGGCTCGGAAGGTGTTGGAGTTGGTGGATCGTCCTGCCGTGCCGGGGGGTAGTGCTTTGCCTGACCGGGTGCAGGGAAGTTCGATGGATTGGGAGGAATGGAAGTGACTGTTTACGGGTATAGGTGCCCTCAATGTCGGCAGACGTATACGTCTGAGGTTAGAGGGGACCGTCTTGATGTGGTATGTCATGTGTGCGTGCATCCTCGGTTACATCGTGACTATAGTGGTATTGCGGTGAACCGACCCATGGCTGAGCACTGGAACTCGACGGTGAACATGCCGATCCGTTCGGAGGCTCATTTCAGGGAAGAACTCAAGGTGCTGTCAGAGGCCAACTCACTCTATACAGGGGTGGAGCAGCGCCTTGAGATTCTGGACCCTGAACAGGCGAAGCAGGGTGTGACTGAAGAGGGGTTGGATGCCACGAACCGTGTGCGTGTTGCCAGTGGTCGTCCACCCATCAAGCTCTACTGATCGTCTACGGCCACGGCGACGTTAGTCGTCGTCATGATCGGGGGTGTCGGGGGGCGTAGCCTCCTGATATGGCCAACCCTGCGTTCATGTCTCGCCCTTCGCCTGTCAACGGGCCGATGCCTGGTACGGGGAACGAGTTGCGTGGCGACAACATCAATGAGGATGCAGCGTTGGGCACCCCTTTGGCGACTTCCATCTCTGATGAGGGCAAGGAGTACCAGGTTGCTCAGACGGTTCGTCAGTTGTTCTACCGTGCCCGTGATGCGAAGCGTCCGATCGTGCAGCAGTGGCGGAAGAACTACCGTGTCCTGAACAACCGTCAGTGGACTGCCCGGGCCGAGACGTGGATGCCTGCCCCTGAAGTGTCGGAGATGTGGCCTCTGGTCGCTGCGATGGTGGCGTGGATGACGGATCAGCGTCCTGGTGTGGATGTCACTGTCGCCGCTCCCTCGTTCGGTTCATACGCCGATCACTACGACCGGGTAGCCGAGCAGATGAACTCCCTACTCAACTCGTCTTTCAGTGTCAACATGGAGGATGCCGAGATTGAGAAGATGTTGTGGGACTGCCTGACATACTCGGTGGGCTACATGAAAACGGAGTGGGTTGCCACCCTGGCTGATGGCAAGGGTGACTCCAAGTTCCGGCGTGTCGATCCGTTCACCGTGTACCCGGACCCATACGCCAACAGCATGGAGGAAGCTGCCTACATCATCGAGGCGAAGCTGATGTCCATGGATGACCTGGATCGTGCCTTCCCTGGTGCTGGTGCCAAGGTGCAGGCGGGCATCACCGATGAGGTTGAGCAACAGTCCACGAAGCTGGATGCGACGACCAGTTCGATGTCGCCCCGAGTGAACCTGTCTCCGATCAATGGGGCACCGTTCGCTCCGTGGGGGCCTTCGGGCCGCAACAGTGCCATGAATGGGCTGTACCGTGAGGACCCGGTGACGATCGTTCTTGAGGCGTGGATTCGCACCTACCGTGTGATCACCCGTGATGAGGATGACACGATTCCTGAGGGTGCCTGTCGTGTGGTGGACCGCTGGAAGTGTGTCGTGGTCGCTGGTAACACGGTGATCCTCGACAAGTTCGCTGACGAAATCTACGGCCATCCTCAGCACCCGTACTCCAAGATGACGATGTTCGACACTGGCGAGTGGTACGGCCCCTGCCTTGTTGAACTACTCACGTCCCCGCAGGAATCCATCAACCGTCTGCTTCAGTCGATCGAGATGAACCTGATGTTGATCGGCAACCCGATTCTGCTGAACGGCAACCGGACGAACGTTGGCGGCAGGCAGACGATCACGAACCGCCCTGGCCAGGTGCTCAACGGCAACAGTCAGGATATGGGTTGGATGCAGCCTCCGATGATCCACCCCGACATGATTCGGATGGTGGAGTTCTACGAGTCCCGCATGGAGACAATCTCTGGCCTCACGGCCATCATGCGTGGGTTCTCCACGACGGGCCGCAACTCCACCGATGTCATCTCGTCCCTTCAGGACAGTGCGTTCGTCCGTGTGCGAGCCACCCTACGCAACCTGGAGCGGTGCTTGCGGGATGCGTGCATGAAGAAGTGCGCCAACATCGCAGAGTTCTACACGGAGCCTCGGATGATCGCCATCGTCGGTCGTGAGGAGGGGGCGAACCTGAAGATGACCTTGCGGTCACGCCATTTCTACTCCCTTCCCACCGAGGATGGCGAGGAGCCAACTCCGCTCAGGTTCCAACTGCTTGCCGACGCCGGTTCGGATCATCCGACATCTCGTCAGGCACGTCAGGCTCAGGCTGAGCGTCTGTTCGCCATGGGGGCCATTGATGTGATGGAAGTGCTCAAGGCCAACAACTGGCCGAACTGGCCAACGGTGTCGAAGCGAGTGCTCGACATGCAGGCCGTGGCGGGGACTCTCGGCACGAACGGAACACAACGACAGAAAGCGAGAGCACAGTAATGTCTATCATCACGAAGATCGTCACCCTTGGCACGACTGCCACCCTATTGGAGACTGGCGTTCCTGAAGGCAAGGTCACCCTGCTGCGTGACGCATCGGCCGACGTATTCATCGGCGGCATTGATGTCACAACGGCCAACGGGTTCAGGTTGGCGACGACCGATGTCTTGTCCATCACCTGCTACCAGGGCGATGCCCTCTACGCCATCGCTTCATCGGGCACGCCAACCGTCCGGGTGCTCGCCACCCGTGACTCTGCGAGCTAGGCATGCCCATCCGACGCCCCGGCGCTTATGTTGGCATGCCTCAATATGCTGGCGGTTTGCCAGGTGGTGGACTAGTCTTTGCTCCCAATGCGGCATCATTCATCGGCTTGACCTCTGTTAACTTCTCCGGGGCTTTCGTGTCGTCCATCACCATCAACCCGGCCGATGTCTCTGGCACTCAGTCGGGGGACTTGCTGCTGGTCAGCATCCACTATCAGGCCGATGGTGGTGGAGCGGTCACTGTGTTGAACACTGGCGGGTCCATGACCCGGATCAAGGCAGCCCAAGGGCCGACTGCTAGTCGATATCAGGAAGTGTGGCATGGGGTGTATGCCGGTGCAGCATTGGAGTTCACTGCCACCCCCAACTTCCTGGGTGCCATTTCGGTTGCTGTCCTGCGTGGGTTCTCGTTTGGTTCGGCCACCCCTTCCAGCGGCAGCGGCACCAACACCGCCCAAGTCGTCTGCCCCACCTTTACAACGGTGGGGAACAACCGGTTGGCCGTTTACTTCGTGGCGGCCTTCAACGGTGACCCATCACGAAACTGGGATGCAGCCCAATCCACCCTCACTCGTTGGGCGCAACAGAATGGTGGTAATGGCACATGGATTCAGACATGGATCGGATACAAGGAAATCGCCGTTGCCGGTGCCGTTGGTTCCCAAACGCTGACAGCCGTAGGACTCACCGACCGATTCGGCCATGCTTTCCAACTCAACAATCCCGTCTAACACAAAGGAAACCAACACATGGACACGGAACATCCCACTGCCACTCCTGGACCCCTCGCTGACATCCGTGAGGGATTCACGCCTCAGACATCGGACCTGCGAGGCAGCCTCCCATCCCCGGACTTCATGATCGTGTCGTCCATCGACAATGGTCAGGTCTTGAACGGGGCCACGAACGAACTGTCGGCAGCGCCGTTCGGCAACTGCTGACTGGTGGCCCTACCATCTTCCTGTCTGTACAGACACGAACGAAAGGAACCCCATGAAGCAGGACATCAGCAAGACCGGCAATGCCCCCATCGTCAAGGTCGGGCATACCTACGACGGCAACTTCGGTTCGGAGCCGATGGCTCAGGCCAAGGGTACCGTTGGGGCCAAGCCCACCGAGCAGACCTTCAAGTAAGTCGCACCACCAACCCGATCAGCTAGGGGATTCAACATCATGGCAAGTCGTTCCACCAACACAATGCAAGAGGCGCTTCAGAAGTTCATGCGAGAAATCGCTGACATGAAGCTCCTCGCTGATGCTGACATCCCCTGGCTGATTACGGTTGAGAACATGGTCATCCAGAAGATGAAGGCCCCCGTCGAGCAGATGGTGCAGTCAGGTCAGCTTCCCGGTGTCCCTTCCTCGCAGTCCATGTCGGGCATGCAGGCAGGTTCGATGCAGGGCGGCGGATTCATGACCGGTGCATCAGCGCCACCCATGGGCGAAATCGACCGGTTCCTCGGAGCCGGTGCCCCCGGCCTCTGACATCCTCCACCCCCTACTCACTGCACCAACCCCGTAAAGGACACGCACATGTCTGACGCACCCGCAACTGACACACGACCAGCCTGGATGCTCGACCCGAGCATGACCAACATTGACGAAGCGGCCATTGCAGCCGTTGGTCAACAGTTGGATGATCAGAACACCAATGCCATGCAGGACGCATTCGTGTCCCGTGGCATGGAACCTGAACCCGTCATTTCCCCCTCGGTGACGCAGGACGCCCCAGTGGCGCAGGGTGCTCCCCCCGTCAGTGAACCGTCTGTTTCGGCACCAGAGGGCGCTGGCGGGGGTGATGCACTACCTCAGTCAATCTCTGTGGAACTGCCTGATGGCACGACCGCTGAACTCTCCCGTGACCAGGTGTTCGGCCTACTCCAGAACTACGAGTGGATGCGGACCCGGCCCGAGACGGTTCTTCAAGCATGGGGAGGTATCGAGAGTGGCACGCATCACGCTGTCCTGTCCACCGAGTACGCATCTTTCCAGCGCTGGAAGGCGACTGAGGGCATGCAGCAGGCGGTTGGGCAACGCCCTGTTGACATGGATGACGTTGACCCTGATGTGGCTCGTTATATCGCCAAGCTGGAGCAGGCGGCAGCGACGACGTTTCAGGACACGCCCCCTCATCTCCAGCCCCCTTCATCCGCTCCGGGCCAAGCCCCGCCGTCTGCCATGGACCTCGCCGCCCAGCAAGCAGCCGCCGTACAGAGGCAGGTCCGCATGATGTCGGCCAAGAACGATGTGCATACCGATCTGGGGCAGAAGTACGGCCTCAGTGCGGAACAACTCAATGATCTTGAGCGTGCCGTCGTTGAGTCGAACATCGTACCTGGCATCTCCATGCGTCATGCAGTGAAGAACGCCATGGGTCAGGTCATCCAAGAGGGCGATCCTCGGGCAGTGTTCTCGGAAGCATTCGAGGCAACGATGGCGACGCATCCTCTGTTCCGATCCATCAGGGACGAAGCCGTTTACAATCAGCGGCTACAGCAAGACCGCCAGCGCAACACGACCACGGACGCCAAGAAAGCGGTCGCCGGTTCTCTGGCACACACACCGAGTGCAGCCGTATCTGCTTCGGGAACAGGCAAGTCCATCAACGAAATGTCGCCTCAAGAGCGGCAAGCGGCGATGGTTGCCGAAATCACTCAACTCATTGCGTCAGGCGAGTCAATCAACTGAGGCACTGGGTGGGTGATTCCCAACCCCAAGCAATCCAACGGAAAGGCACACTGAAATGGCGACTCCGATCGGTACCAATACGGTCACCGCAATCGCCCGTCGGTACATCCTTCCTCAGATCACGGACCAGATTTACGCCTCCAACGTACTTCTGTACCGACTGATGAAGGGGAACAAGCGAATCGTACAGGGTGGTACTCAGATCGAGGTCCCTCTCATGTATGCCCGCTTCAACACCGGCGGTCCCTACAGCGGCTACCAGCCCTTCAACACCACCCCGTCCGACACCATCAAGAACGCAGCGTTCGACTGGAAGCAGCAGTACGTTACCTGGGCGGTTGACGGACTCACGATGATCCGGGTGGACTCGCCCGAGGCAATCGCCAACTTCCTCACCCTCCAGTCGCAGCAGGCGATCATGGAGATGGCTGAGAACCTGGCGGTCGGCCTGTTCGGTTCGGGTACCGGTGCGGGTACTGGCGTGAACAACACCAGCAGCATCAACCTCGATGGCCTCGCCGGTCTGGTCGGCACCGGTTCGACCATCGGCAACAACAGCTACGGTGGCATCACCCGGACATCGAACACCTGGTGGAACTCTTCGGTGCAGGGCGTCACGTCCACCGCAACGATGAGCCTGTCCAACCTCCAGACATCGTTCAGTGCGGCCCAACGTGGTGGTCATCACCCGACCATCATCGTGTCGAACCAGGACCAGTACAACCGCTACTGGGCCTTGAACGCAGCAGGCACGAACCCATCGGTGCAGTACGTTCGTCAGCCGCAGGGTCATGACGCATTGCTCGCATCGGCCGGGTTCACGAACCTGCTCTTCAACAACATCCCGTGGGTCGTGGACTCGCACGTTGGTCAGGGCGTCGTTGACGCCAACAACTCCCGTGTCTACTTCCTCAACGAGAACTTCCTGAACTGGGTCGTCAGCCCCCGTGCTGACTTCTACATCAAGCCATTCCAGGAGCCGTACAACCAAGACGCCATGGTGTCGTCTGTTCTGTGGGCGGGCAACCTCGTCTGCACGAACGGCGATCAGCAGGGCGGGGTCTTCAACTACAACGCCTGAAAGGGGTGAACGAACATGGCTGAACAAGGACTTGTCAACCCAAGAGCGGCATTCACGACCGTCACAACGTTCGTGTCGGGTACCAATGCTGATGGCATCGAGATTGCCTACGGACGCATGGAGCGCTCGTATCGTGCCAACGCCGCCATCGCAGTCGGAGAGGCATTGATGTGGGTTTCCCCCACGTCAACGGTTCCCATCTCGGTCACCCCGATGACCGCTGCGGCGGACCCCCGTGCCTTCGCAGGCATCGCTCTGGAAGTAGCGGCGGCAGACGGAACGGTCCGCATCTGCACCGAGGGTCATTGCTTGGTATTCGCCAACGCACAGACCGTTGCAGCGAACGACGTGGCGCTGGTGCCTGGCACCAACACGGGTGAAGCGTCGTTCTCGGCGACCGACCCCACGGCAACCACCATCGTCGGCACGGTTCTCGGAGTGGCGTTCGGAGTCAAGCTCGCTGCCACGAACCTGGCACCGATCTACCTCCGGGTCGTCTGACCCCAACTTTCCCACCGACAGGGAACATCAAAGGGGCCAGGACTCAACAGGGTCCTGGCCCCTTTGCTCATCTCACTGCACCAACCAAAGGAAACATCATGCCCGACTTCGTAAGAGTCACCAACAGTGACACGGACAAGTTCATCTACCACGCCAGCAACGTCCGCAAGATCCTCCCACCCGGCAAGGATGTGATGATGCCGTGGGACCTGGCCTGCTCCCTGTTCGGTGATCCGTTCCTCACAGACGCACCGAAGAAGCCGGACCGGACCGACGCCATTCGTCGGTGCCGTGGCAACTTCAACTACGAACTCGGCATGGAAACCATGGATCACTTCATGGACCGCATCCCGAAGCTTCAGGTCCACGACATGGAGACTGGGCAGGAACTCTTCATGCTCCTCTGGGACGCTGAAGGTGAGCGGTTGGAAGAGTACGTCTCCCCGTCTGCCGAATCCACGGATGCCGTCACTCTGCTTCAGCAGCAGGTGCAGGCGCTCACCACGCAGATCGGTCTACTCATCTCCAACAGGCAGCAAACACCGCCTGATCTGGTTGGCCAGCTTCCGGTCGTGTCCACCGACGCCCCCGGCGTGCCTGCCCCCGCCAAGGCCACCGAATGGGTGGATGGTGACCCGTTCGCCCAGCGCCCTGATGATGTGCTGACCGAGCCACTGTTCGACTTCGCCGCAATCTCAACGGCCTCGCCCGTGGCAGAGGATGGAACCGCCATCGACCCGTCCAACGACATCCCCGAGGACGTGCCGCAGGATGCAGGCGTACCATCGGGACGTGGAAAGCCAACCCTTGCACCCAAGCGTAGGTCCTGACACCCCCTCGCTTACGGAGTCACAACTGCACGGCAATCGGATCGTCGTCCGAGCGGGCCAGATCGTGCAGGAACTCAACAGCAAGATCACGGAGCTTGGCTTCCTCAAAGGGGCCGAGCTTCGTGTTCGTTACGACACGATGCACAACCTGCTGGCCGATCAGTCGGTCAACATCACGACTGCCCGTGAGCGTGCATCGGAAGCAGTGGCCTCGTACACCATCGACATCATCAAGCTGCAAGGCGAGATTGACTGCCTCCAGATGGCACTGGTCCACTGCGATCGTCTGCTCACGCACTACTCCCCCGTTACTCACAAGGACTGACTCATGGGCGAACCAGCCGAACAAATTGTCATCGACAACTTCAGTCCTGGCATCTTTGCTGACCTGCACGGATTTTCGGGGGCCACGGCAACAGCGAACCCATCGAACGTGTCATCGTTCGGTCCTGGCCTCAATGGTGGAGCCGTCATTGATGACACGTTTGGATGTCGTGCTGACTTCACTGGTGCGCTCACCCCTCTGCCAGCCGCCGTTCAAGTAGCGCAATCAGGGTGGCAGGGTTTCGCCACCGCAGGCGAGACATCACCCTCTCACTTCCCCACTGGCAAAGTCGGGTACTACCTGCTTGATGCGAAAGTCATCTCGTACCTTGTCACCGACGACCACGACGCACAGACCGAACGTGATGCCGTGTTCATGATCTTCGGTGCGTTCTATGCGCCATCCGGTGGCGGAACGTACAGGCAACTGGTGTGGGGTGTGATTGCTGGCCTCGACATCAACATGTGGAAGGTGATTCACTGGAACCGCTATGCACCAGCCGTGACGACATCTCCCGCTCTCTCCATCCCTTCAGCGTCGATCGGTTACACCCGTCACGTTGATGGAAGGCGCTCGGCTGACGGGTTCCTCGACTACGGCATCTACGCCACGGCGAACACGTTGTTCTTCGTCATCTCCCCCTCACGGGATGGTGGCAGTGGTGACGACAACACGGCATGGGCGACCGGAGCAATCCCTGCCGCTGAAACAGCCCTCTCGACCTATGTGTCGGACACCACACGAACCGACTACCCGGTCGGCGTGGACACCACACCAACCACCTACAGCGGGGTCATTGGGGTGTTCCCCGACCCGCTCACTCTCAGGAACCCGCAGATCAACACGACCGACTGGTACCCACGGTACATCGGCGGTCTTGTCGCCCTTCCTGGCTTCCTTGGCATCGTCCATCAGGGACGTGGAGTCATCGCTTCACTGCTCTCCAGAGGGTTCGGTGCGGGCTTCAACGTGGTGCTCGACCGCATTGCCTACTCTCCTGTCTACAACGCTGGTCTAGGCACTGCCGTTGTGGACCCGGGAACCAACCAGTCCCCCACCGACTACCGTTCGTCCATTGCGGGTGACGACAACCCTGCCCCCATCGGCACCATGGGCAGCATCGTTGCCAGCGAAATGCTCATCGTCAAGCATGGCCGTGGTGGCGTGCTGATGCGAGGGGACTTGGACAACTTTGAGGCGGTTGCTCTGCCGTATATCGAGTCCACCTACGGCCTCGTCCATCTCGGCGTCCCTACCCCCATCGGCTTTGTCTATGGGTCCCGCAACGGTGTGTTCGTGTGGTCGGGTGGTCAGTCAACGGAGAAACTGTCCAAGCAGATCGACAGGTATTTCTGGGAGCATGACACCGATGTTGTGTACACGGGCAACCAGGCCAGGTTCGGGTACTGGCACCCATATGTCCTCGTACCGAACGACTACATCTATGACATCGAGGCGAAGTCATGGTGGAAGCTGGAGGACTCGGCATCGACCGCTCGCAGCACCTACGCACACTATGATGTGTCGGCTCTCAATGGCAAGATGTACGCCTTCAATCACCTGAACCTGCCAGGTGCCGATCCTGGCATCTTCGTCTATGACCCGGACGTGCTCCGATCCTCCTACTCATGGAAATCGTTGCCCCTTCTGGAGTCACGTCGTCGCCTACTCACCTACCAGGACATCGAACTGACCGTCACCACGGCACACCCGTGGACTGCTGCCACCACGATCACCGTCACCCTGGTCGGCTACAGCGAAGCAGGTGACCAGATCACCAGCCTGCCCACCGTGTTCACACTGAACACCACCCCGGAATACGGGTCGCAGGTCCAGTACAAGCAACTGGTTGGCAACGGCACTGACCAGGCAGCGTTCACCGGACGTTACGTTCAAGCACGGATCGAGGCAACATCAGCAACAGGTCCCGCACCGAAGATTCACCGCATCGGGTTCGGTGTCCGTGAAGCGCAACGTCAGAGGGTCCAGTAATGCCTGCCGGTGATGGCCGCTCACGGGCGAACCGCCTCGACCTGCCCGCCTTGAATGGGGCGCATGATGAGCCAGTGACTTATGGCAAGTTGCGGGAGATGATCAAGGACATCCAACTGTGGGCCGATCGCCTTGAGTTCGGCTACTACGGGTTCAAGGTGTACGCAGGCGTCAGTGGGTACAGCGCCGTACTGGTTGAACTAGTGGAGACAGTGTTCCAGTTCGGCATTGTCGAACGTGATTCATCAAACTTCACCCTGGCTGACTTCGTTGACCCACTGGAGTATTTCCAGGTACCTCTTGGTGGTGGAGGCAGTTACAACATCACATGGAACTTTGAGTTCTACAACATTGTCACGACCTCAACGACGTACAATGTGATTCTTGCCGAGCAAACACTGGTCGTACCCGCTGGCGTCAGGACAATGACCGTTGATGCTTCCGGTGGTTCAGGAAGAGACAGGTCCACTTCCCTTGGTGGTCGTGGTGCTCGTGTCCAGGCAACCATTGCCACCACACCTGGCCAAACGTTGTCGATTCGTGTGGGACAATGCAACACCAACCTCACTGGTGGTTACTTTGGCGGTGGTAATGGTGGCAACAATGCCAGCGACGGTGGATCAGGTGGTGGAGCATCCATCGTGAAGGTGCAGGGTGCCCTCGACAGCGCTTCACTTGTGGTTGCGGGTGGTGGTGGCGGCGCTGGCTACACCGATGGTTCGTGGTTCGTCCATGGTGGGCGTGCAGGGTTCCCGGCAGGGTTGGCGGGGGAACAAGGTTCCGTTATCGCCGCACTTGGTTGGACAGTTGCAGGGGGTGGCACTCAGACGGCGGGGGGTGCTCCCACCAGGGATGCCGTACCATCCGACCGTGCAACTCCCGGTGCAGCATTCTCGGGAGGTAATGCCGGAACGGCCGGACCTATCGGACCCAGTGGTGGTGGTGGTGGCGGCGGATGGTACGGCGGCGGTGGAGGCTTTAGTTCCAACACAAACGATGCCAATGCATCAGGTGGTGGAGGCTCGTCGTATACGGCACCTGGCGTAACCAATGTAACGCACACTGCCCCGTTCACTGCTCACGCCACTAGCGGGCAGGTTATCCTCGCTTACACGACCGAGAACCAGATCGCTGCCGGTGTACTTGTCGTTCGGGTGTATGTCGCCAGGTACACCTACCTTGACTACGCCCCTTACGAATACGTCGAGCTTGTCTCCACGGACCGAGGCTACAACCCATTGCATGGTGCCGTGAACGTGCCCTTGGGTGAGAATGATAGGGTCTATATGACGTACCTTCTGGACGATATCCTCACGTCCGTGCAAGTCAAGAACGCAACAACCAACTTGTCCGTTATCCGCAACGGCGTTGAATAGGAGCAAGCCATGCCCACTGTAGCCGACGCCGTAACTTCCATCCGTGAACGACTGAACGAAGCAGCGGCTTCGCAATGGTCCGACCAGCAGATTCGCCGGTGGCTCGATGAGGGCATCAGGGACATCGCTCGACGCACCTTCCATTACCAGGACTCCGACACGATCGCCATCACTGCCTCAGCGAACAACGGCATCCACACATGTGCCACCGACGTTCTTCGCATCAACCAGGTGTATTGGCAGGCCACGGCAGACACCACCCAGAAATACCCGCTCCAGGCACGCCAGTGGGCAGTCATGGATCAATACTGGGGCAACAGGCAGGACATGGAATCGGGATGGCCTGCGATGTGGGCCACCAGAGGGTACGCTCCGACGCTCACCATCAAGATATTCCCCGTGCCTTCGGTCGCCGGAACATTGTTCCTGAACGTGGCACGCCTCCCCGCAGCCATCAACGTCGTGTCCGGTGGTGGGAACATAGACTCGCCCGAAGCATGGACCGAAGTCGCCTACTTCTACTGCGAGTACATGGCCCGTCGCAAGGACCGTGATCTGGAGTACGCCATGGAATCCAAGGGGCAGTACGAATCCCTGATCGCCTCCATGATCGAGAACGGCGACTACGCCAACGCTCCAGACGAGTTCACATGGAACGGCAGGAACTACCTGCCCGACTGGTTGACCAGCGGTTGATCCAGTTCAAGGTTTGATTGCACGCCACCATGGTTTGGTGCAGGCCGGAAGTGGCCGTGCGATCAAGACGGGGGGACCGCCCATGTTGGTCGCTGGTCCCCTCGTCATTGTCCCCTCAATGACGGGCGTATCCTCCTGGCATGTCCCTCGGCACGTCCTACCCGGCCAGTGCTGGTTCGCCCCGGCGCTACGCCCCCCCGCAGGCCCAGCCCCCCGTCGCTCCACCTGACTCGTCGTCTACCCCTGGTGGCGGCTACAAGGGTGCTTCGGGTCCGGGCAAGGGCCAGACCCTTGGCCCTGGTGGACCGGCCCCTTCACGCATCGACCCGACAGTTCCCTACTCCAATGGGACTGCGTATCCCCGCTCCGAGCCGGATAACTACTTCAACCAGTTGATTGCGGACTTCAATGCGATCAACCGTGGACAGAGCGACAGTCTCGCCAACCAGTACACCAGTGCCATGGGCCTCGGTCAGGGCGTGTACGACAACAACGTCTGGTACCGACAGGCTCAAGCAGGCAACGACCTGGCACGCCTCGGCCTACAAGAGGGCCGGGAGGTTGGCCTCGAACGTGAGCGCAACAACGCCGATCGTGGATTCGCCGGTCGTGGCTTTGAGATTGATTCCCGTGGCAACAACCTTCAGCGTGACATGCGGTACCGGGCCAATGACTCCGAAGCTGCTGGTCGTGGCTCGATCACATCATTCGGCTACGGCCAGAATGAGCGTGACATTCTCGGTCAGTTCGACATCGCACAAGACACGACGCAGCTAACGTTCGATAAGAAGATGTCGGACCTTGACATTGACGACAAGGTAATCGACTCGATCGCCAGTGAGTTCGGCATCCGCAAGTCCGACATCAACAATGCCCTCAAGTTCGGCATGACTCAACTCGGTCTGGACTGGACTCAGGCCGTAGACCGACTGAATGGTGACCTGGCATCGGGTGATGCGATCCTCGCTCAGAACGCCATCAACTTCCTGACTCAAGTCATGTCCATGCCCATGCAGCCCCCCTCCATGACAGACATGTTCGGCTCCACTTCCACTCCCTCCACTCCCCCCACTCCCACGCCTTCAACTGGTGTCGGTGGCAGCGGTGGCTCCAGTGGTGGTCGTCCCATCACCTTCAGATAAGGACTCATCATGGCAATCGGTGACATCGCTCCCCCATTCCCTCGCCGCCCTTCGGTGCAGGACATGCTCTTGCAGCAGGCAGGCCCCCGTGGCACCCCTGACCGTGCGCTTCAGGCCGCATTCAACTCCGGTGCCATCGACGCTCAAGAGTTGAACGAGCGGATGATTACCCGTCCCAACTCGCAGGTTCGTGCCTTCGCTGGTGGGCAGATGACCCCTGACGAGTTCATGCAGTCGCAGCGCATGGCCACCAATGCGAACCTGCCCCGTGCTGCCATGGGTGCGACCGACGATCTGCTCACGCAGGCACTCGCTCGCAACGCCCCGATGCAAGGCCCCGCTCTCCCCTCTGCTGCCGCCAACGCCGCCCGTGTCGCCCCCTCGTTGATGTCTCAGGCGTCGGCTCTCGGT